TGGAATAAGGAAACATTGGACTTCGAAACCTTCACTTTCCAACTCGTCTTGCACCTGTCTGAGTACCATGCCGTTTTGGAGGTTAATAAGGCCTTGCACATTCTCCCCAATAACGAATTCTGGTTTAATTTCTTTGATGAGTCTAAACATTTCTGGCCAGAGATATCTGTTGTCATTTGTTCCTTTTTGTCTTCCTGCAACACTGAATGGTTGGCATGGGAATCCTCCAGTAATGACATCTGCTTCGAATTCTTCTCCTTTGACATCTCTTATATCTCCTTCTATTGGTACATCAGGAAAATTTTTTTGTAAAACTTTCTGACAAAATTTATCAAATTCTACAAACTTTACTGTATCAAATATACCAGTGGAATGAAGACCTAAACTAAAGCCTCCAATTCCACTAAATAAATCTAATACTTTTAGTTTATTGTTCAACTCTATCTCTCATCTTAAGAAATTTTAATTTTGCAATTTTTAACATACGATCAAATAATGATTCTGATTTAACCGTATGTATTTTATTCCTAAGTTCTCCATTAACGTATAATGTTACGTTATTATTTTCGAGATCAAGTTCTATGGTAAAAAATTCTTTACCCTTTATTTTTTTTAGATCCATCTTCAGCTCCATTTAAAAGCTTAGTCCGATATGTTGCATTAGGTATTTTTAATTTTTTAGCTTGATGATCTACATAGTCACTAAGTATTTTAGAGATCATTGCACCAGGAGCTCTAAACTTATTTTTACAAAGTCCTTTTAATAAATCATAATCGTATTTTTTTATTGCAACTGATTTCCATTTGTTAATGTCCATTTTTAACCTCCATATCTTCGTTCATTATCAACGTAGACTCAGTGATACCTAAAGCATCCTTCAGTCTTTTATTTTCTTCAGTCAACTTATTTAAATTTTTTTGAAGTGTATCCATATTTTTTAATAAACCTTTGATGGTGTCTCCAAGTCTATCTAAAGCACCCTCTAAATCTATATCACCCTCAGGTTTTTGACCAATTGGTGGATGTACAGAATATATGTTTGTTTTTGGTTCTTGTGTTGTTGTTATTACTTCTTCAGTCGTCTTTATTGTCATGGTTTATGTCCTCTTTTGTTGGTTCATTTAATCGACATTTTAATTCATCCTCAACTAAATATGTAGCAATCGTTTTATCGAATGGATAATGTTTTCTACCTAAACCATCAACAAAGTATATATTTGTTATGGAATCTATGTACATATCCATATGAAGTGAATCTTCAATGGGACTACCATCAAAATCATGTGAGGGAATTAGCCCCAATTGTTCATCGACTTCTGAAATGATACTATCAAGTATAAGACTTTTACTCTTTTTGTTTTTCATGAAATCTTAAATACATGGGATAAAAACTAAAGTCAATAAAATTATGAAATATTTTTTAACTATAACTTTGTGTTCTATGATAGATAATGTGTGTATAAATCCTTATACTTTTCCACAAGCTTATGATAATTTATATTTGTGTCAATTAGCAGGTTATAATAAAGCTATTGAAAAAATTGAAGAAATTGGTATCGATAAAATTAATGAATTTAAAATTTACACGACATTTGCGTGTAAGCCCTATGAATTAATATGATAATAAAATTTATATTATTAGGTAGTATGTGTTGGAATTTTCACGATGTTGGAACTCAATGCACACAATATTTAGTAGATAACCTCATCAATGCTTCTAAATGTAGAGAAAAAGCAATTGAGGTAGGTAGGTCACAAAAATCTAAAATCGAAGAATTAGGGGGGTTTATGGACCATTACGAGGTACATTGTATGGCCATTGACCCTGAGGGCTATAATATTGACGAGTCTTTTAAAATATCTTATAATATCTTATGACGGCTTATCGTATCAGAGCTAGTATGGGAGGGCAGCAATTAGACCATGTTGTTGAAGCTGCAAATAGCAAGGAAGCGATATTGAGTTTGTCGGAACAAGTGAGCCAAGGTAAGGTTGAAATAATCGAAGATGGTTTCACCGGAAATACCAGGGTTCACATAACTTATGAGGAACTATAAAATGAGTCCTGAAAAAATAAAGTTGTTAAAAGAATTACAACAACTTGAAAGTAAGTGGTCAACTGATCTTATGACTAATGGGTTATGTACAGTTGATATGCTTAAAACAGAAAGTGATATTAGAGCAAAAAGAAATGCTATTAAATATCAAGATGTACAAGAAAATTTAGCAGCAGTAGGCTAACTTTTTTTTGTTTTAATAAAAGGAAACTTTTTCCCTAGGGCATCTATCGGCTTTTTAAACTCATAGTGATTTATAATAGATAACAATTTATTTCTTTTACTTACAGAATAAGGCAAAAACAATTTTGCTAATTTTAATGCTTTTTGATGAGAGCATCTCCATCTCCATTGTTCTTTTTTATTTAGTGAACCTTTAGCAATTCCTTTAAAATGTATTGAACCAACTTTTACAATATCATAAAAATTTTTTATACAATTTAAATCTGTCATTGCTATTTCCATACCAACATTCCATTTTAAGTATATTTTACCATTAGGTTTTTTGCACTTGTATTGTGCATAATTAATATTTCCCTCTCCATCAAATAACCCAGCTGCATATGCAATCAAATCTAAATTATCATGTGGTAAATTTTTATTTTGCATCTCCCCAACTTTCTCCTAAACCATAGTCAACTACACTAGGGACTTTAAACTCTATAGCATCTTGCATTATTTTTTGAACTTCTTTTGCATGTGCATCATCTTTAATATTAAAACACAATTCATCATGAATTTGTAACATAGGTAAGTGACCTGCATTATAACAATCTAACATAGATTGTTTGGTTTGATCTGCTGAAGATCCTTGAATCAATCTATTTAATGCTTTGTATGTATATGCTCTTTTAATGTTGTCTTTTCCATACTTTGCTACTGCATCCTCATATTTCTCTGCTATATGTAAACCGAAATCTCTTGTTTCCCATAAATCAAACCTGCATTTTCTACCTTTCTTTGTTCGTATTACCCCCTTCTCATCAGCTGCAAATTTGCATCTATCTGATAATTTTTTTACGAAAGGAACTTTCTTATTGTATTTAATTATTAATTCGTCAGCTTCATCTTTGGATACACCCAAAGAAATAGCTAATTTATTTTTCCCCATACCATACATTAATCCTAAACCAATAGTTTTTGCTTGAGTTCTTTCGATACCAACTAAATCTGCTACGGTTTGGTGAAAATCTGCACTTGCATTTTGATAAGCTTCTACTAATTCATTTGATCCCTCATAACCATCTCCTATTGAGGCTGCATAATGTACTGTCATTCTTGGTTCTTGTTGAGAATAATCGAAGCTACCCCATTTAAAACCTTCTTCTGGTATAAATAAACTTCTTATCTTAGGACCAAAATCTTTGTTCCTTGCAGGGACTTGTTGAAGATTAGGATTAGACATTGACAGTCTTCCTGAAACTGTGCCTCCATTATCTCCTCTAAGTTGATTTATCTCTCCATGAATTCTTCCGTTGACCTGGTACTTCATTATGGATGATAAAAAAGTTCCATGAAATTTATTCACTTCTCTTGCACTTACAATCAATTGTGCTATTTTGTTTTTATTATTAATCAACCAATTTTGTGTAAAGGACGGTTCTTTTGTTTTTTCGGTACGTGGGTAGTCTAACTTCAATTTGTCAAAAGCTTTGGCAATCTGGCGTGATGCCCAAATGTCTACTTCTATTCCTGATTCTTTTTTTATGGCCAGTAATATTTCTTTTTCTTGGTTCTTCATTTCTTTTTGTAATTCTGCAGCTTTTTCCACTTGCACTCTCACACCTCGTTGACGCATTTTTATTAACATCGGAAGCAGTTGCTGCTCCATTTCCCAAACAGTAGTTAAACTTTGTGTTGCAATTTCTTGTTTAAATCTTTGCCATAATTTTAATGTAAGTTCTGCATCTTGTTCTGCATAATAACCTACATGCTCTGCTGGTAGTTTCCACATTTCTGCCTTAGGATCTATACCATGAGCTGCTGCAGCCTCTCTTAATTCTGTCTCTGCTTTTATTTCATTTAAGTAATCTACTGATAAAGCATTAAGAGAATAAGAAAATCTATTTTCATCTATAAGTGCAGCCGCAATCATTGTGTCTACTATAGGGCCGTTGACCGTGATACCTGAGGCTTCTAACCAACCTACATCATATTGTGCGTTATGAAAAATTTTAGTTGACGGTAAAGCACATATATCTTTCATATATTTTTTTACTTGTTCGGGTATCATGTTACCACCACCTAGATGACCAAATGGAAAATAACCTTTCCAACCTTCAACTGCTACAGCAAAACCAACAATCTCTCCTTTGCCCAAAGCCCAACCAGCTCCTAGTTTTTGATTAATGCCGTCATCTCTTGTTTCTAAGTCAATGGCTATTTCTTTGTATTGTGACAAATCTTTGTATTCTATGGGTGTATTCCACATAGATTTTTTAAATGTCAAAGTTAATTGTAATCCGTTACTCATTTTTTTCTTTAAATTTTGTTTTAAAAGCCAAGCTAATTCTCACCCCTTTTTTTGGTGGCTCACCTTTATGTGGTTTTTGTGCGTTAAATATAATTAATTTATTTTTTTCAAAATTTATTTCTTCAATATCTTTTGGTTTTATTTCAGAGGTTTGAGAATTTTTTTCTTGTACAACTTCAAAATCATTAATTATTTTAAAATTACCTTCACCACTCACCATATAAAGAACTGTTACATCTCCATCGTCTCTATGAAATACAGTTTCCATATTAGGGTGTTGTATGTTTATGTATGTTCTTAAAAACTCAATATCTTTATTAAATTGTTTTTTTAATTTAAATTTTAAATAATCTACGAGAGGATCATTAATAAAATCATGCTTATAAAAACTATAATTATCTGGTAAAGAAGGATGAGATTTGTGTCCATAGTGATGTGGAATATCATTTAAAAAATAATTCGAAATATATTCATGAAGTTCAGAACCTAACCAATTATTAACTATTTTAATTTCCTGCATTTTTAATTTTCATTATTCGACTTACTATGGTCGTGTAAGGATTTAGATCGTAATCTTTCATGCACCCCGTTAACAAACTGCTCAACAGCACAATCACCACAATAGTAAATTTCGTTTTCAATAATGACTGCATTCTTTTCACATTTGCTACATTTAATTTTTATTTTTTCGCCCATCTCTTCTGTTTTTAAGATATTGTATTTCAAGATCACAATAATGTTTTATTTTTTCTAAATCTTGTAAAGGATCTCCTTTCAATAGATATCTACAAACATATTTTATTATGTTAGCTTGTAATGGGTTTAAATTATTTTTCCTGATAAAAGTCCAAGGTTGAATTACAAACTCTTTGTAGTGTGATCCTCCGACTTGTTTACCTTCAGGAAATACTTCATCAAACATATCTTTACTTGTCATTTTTCTCCTGTATATAAACTAAATAATCTTGTCCAATTGGATAGTTAAACTTATAGTCAGATCTTAGTAAATGTAAAGTTTTTCTTGCTCGAGTTGCACCTGTATACCAAACTTTACGTTCATCACTTTTTTCTTGATTATTTTTATTTGCAAAATCTGATGGGTAATTACCTTTGCCATACAATACTACATGATTCGCTTCTCCACCTTTTACTGAATGTATTGTATCTATAGTAATAAGTGGATCTTTATCTAATTCTTTTTGACCATATCTTCTAAGCAATCTAATAAAATGCCTTACTTGTCTTGGTTTAAAATTTCTTCTTAATATCCAATACCAAGGTTTATTTTTTTGATTATTTTCTAATGCTAAACCACACCATTCTTTTAATGCTTGAAAATCATACTCTTTAAAATCAGGTTCAGCTCTCCAAAATTTATCTAATCTATATGCTGGATCTTCAAGTTCTCTTATATGTTTGTACATATTACGAGCTGCTTTCTTATCAATTTTTTTATTATTACTTATTGCAGTCCATGCTTTTATTGACTCCCATTGTTTTTGGTCAAAACATTTTGTGCCTTTG